ACATCCAAAGGTAGCCCTAAAGGCGTTTCAGACGTCTTTGGCGCCGGCGGGATGCCGGTCTACGTGGTCAATATGGGCGCGGGTGGCATGGGGGGAGCCGGTAACCTGCCGGGCGGAACTGGCGGCGCAGGTGACGGAGCCGGTGCTGGCACAGGTCGCATGGCCAAAGTCTTACGCGGCGTGGGTAAAGTTGCCGCGCCGGTGGTTGGTGCGGTGGCGCTGTATGACGAGCTGGAGACCCAGTATAAACTTCCGGGTCGCATTGACGACCTGACCCGCCAGGCCGCTGCAGACAGCAGCGCATCACCGGATGACCGCGACTTTGCCAGCCAGAGCCAGCGCAATCGCCAGTTCATGGCCCGTAAGTGGGAGTCACTGACGAAATGGTTTAAATCCATCGGCAATGATCCACAAATTTCTGACCCACGTCCGTGGGCTTCTATGCAGCCGCAAAACCAGCCTGGCTATCCATTTTTGACTCAGCAGCTTCAGGGTAATATCGAGGTCGTGGTTAAAGATGATCGGGTACTGGTTAGCAGCATCAAAGTCAACACGCCGGGTGGCATTATGCGCGCCCAGTCTGGCGTCAGTAGTGTGGAGCAGGATTGATGGCTAAAGCTAAATGGGAAGACCTCCGCGATGCCTCATTCCGTGGTGTCCCGTTCTTTTTTCGTGATGGTGAGGGAGTTGGCGGTCGCCGTGCTATCCCTCACGCTTATCCCAAAAAAGAGGTTGGCTGGACCGAAGATCATGGTGCTGTGCTGACCCAGCAACAAATTAACGCCATGCTGCTTGGCAACGACTACATCGACCAGATGAATCGTTTGCTTTCAGCACTCAATACCACCGGCCCCGGCGAACTGGTGCATCCGTGGTTCGGTGTCCAGAAGGTTCAGGTGGGTCGGGTCACACATCGTCTCTCCACCGAAGAAGGCGGCATTGCCTATATTTCCTTTGAGGTGTACGAGGCTGGCGAGCAGCTGTTTCCGTCCGGCACCGAAGACACCAGCGCCACCACGCTCAGCGCGGCGGATAAGGTCAAGGAAGCGCTGGCCAGCGGTGATTATTTTGCGGCGCTCGATGGCGTCGGCAGCATGGTAGACACCCTGCTGGAGGATATGGAGGGCTTTGTCACCAGCCTGCCGACCCTGCCGGATGCGCTCAGCGAGTGGATGGACCGCCTCAACCGGTTTAAGGACCTCGCCGGTATTGTAGCCGCCGCACCCGGTGAAATGATCCGCGATATTACTGGCCTCATCAGCGATATGAAAGACCTCGTATCTGAGCCCCCGTTCGCACTGCGGGTCTATGACCAGCTACGCGATAAGTGGGAAGGCGACCGGGCAGCGCAGTCTGCGACCAAATCCCTTGTCGATAACATCAGCGTGAACACCGATACCGGCTTTGCCAGCAGCGTCACACCGGCATCGACGCCGGAGACCACGGCAGCGATGGAGACCAATATCGACGACTTCCGCCGTCTGGTCATTATCTCCACGCTGGTCGCTCAGGCTGAAGCGGTGGCCACCGCGACCTTCGAGACCGGTCAGGATGCGCAGAGCACCGGCGACCAGCTGGCGGAGCGTCTCGGCGAGACCGCTGCGGAAGCCGTCGAAAGCGGGCTCCGTGAGCTGTGGCGCTCCCTTCGCGAATTGCGGTTCGCGGTGGTAAATGATGTACGCATCCGCAGCATCCAGTTGCCGGAACTACGACGCGTAACGCCTGCCCGGACAGTGCCGGTCATGCTGCTGGCCTACCGCGAGACCGGCGACGCGGAGAACCGGGACGAACTGGTGACCCGCAACCGGCTGCGCTATCCCTCCTTTATTACGCCTTCACAGACGATTGAGATCATCAGCAATGACTGAAGAGTTAACCCTGAACGTTGACGGCAAGGTCTGGGGCGGCTGGACGGATATGACCATTAACCGCTCGCTGGAGTCCGTGGCGGGCGAATTTGATCTGACCGTCACCGCCCGATGGTCATCTGCCGCGCCGCGCTCCATCAAACCCGGCCAGTCCTGCACTGTCTCCATCGGCAGCGACCGCGTCATGACCGGCTACATTGACGACTTCATTCCCAGCTATGACGCGGAGAATGTCTCCCTGCGCGTCATGGGCCGCGACAAGACCGGCGATCTGGTGGACAGTTCGGTGGTCGATAAGTCCGGCCAGTGGAAAGGACTGAAGCTGGAGCAACTCGCCGCCACCATCTGCAAACCCTACGGCATCGAGGTGGTTAACGAGACCGACACCGGCGACGCCTTTGGCAGCATCACCCTCGAACAGGGTGAAACCGGCTTTGAACTGCTCGACCGGCTGGCCAAACAGCGCGGCGTTCTGGTGACGTCAGACGCTTACGGTCGGCTGGTCATCACCCGCGCATCCACCCAACGGGCCGGAGTGGCGCTAACTCTCGGCGACAATATTCTGGCTGCACGTGGACGCTTCAGCTGGCGCGAACGGGCCAGCCAGTACATCGTCAAAGGCTCTGCCAGTGCGGGCGGCGTAACGTGGGATGACCAGCCGGTGAAGATGATCGGCGGCCGCCAGACGGTAGTCAGCGACCCGGAGATCACCCGCTATCGTCCGAAGATTCTGGTCAACGAGGACAGCCTGACGGTCGGCGGTGCCAGCGCCCGCGGCGAATGGCACAAGGCTCATATGATGGGTGAAGCCAATACCACCGAAATCACCGTCGCGGGCTGGCGTGAGAACGGTATCAGCGGTCCGCTGTGGCAGACAAATCGGCTGGTGAAGGTAACCGATGCCATTCAGCAGCTCGACGTCACCTGGCTGATTAAGTCCGTTTCCTTTATGGAAGGCGATCAGGGGCGGCTGACCGTGCTGACACTGGTCCCGCCAGAGTCGCTGGATATGCCTGAACAGAAAGCTAAAAGTAAAGGCAAGAAGGCAAAGACTTCCGTGGGGGTGACATGGGACTGAACGCAGTTAACTTTTCCCGCTCTATCGCCGCTATTGGCCGCCGCCTGCGCCTGATGGTGGACCGTGCGCTGGTCCGTATCGTGACGGACAGCCTCGGTCGGCAGAACCTGCAGGTGCAGTCGCTGGCCGATGAGACCAATGACGACGTCGAGCGCTTCCAGAACTATGGCTTTTCCAGCGTCCCGCCTGCAGGCTCCGAGGCGATTGTTGTTGCTGTCGGTGGCCGTCGCGGCGGCATGGTGGCCATCGCTGTCGAGGATAAAGGGAGTCGCCCCCGTGGTGGTGATGAAGGCGACGTTGTTATTTATCATCAGGAAGGCCATATTATTCGCCTGAAAAAGAATGGCGTGATTGAAATAACAGGGAAGACGGTAAATGTGGTTGCCGAAGAGAGCTGTGACATTATCGGTAAACAGATAAATATCACCGGACCCACTTCTTTCAGTGAAGATATTCAGGTTCAGGGAAAAAGTTTCCTTGACCATATTCATAAGGATGGTGACGGTGAAAACACGACTAAACCCTTATGACCATCAGAATAAACTGGCACCTGCCCGCTGGCGGCGATATCGAGATTGAACACAATGGCCTTTCGTTTGACGAGGGCCTTGTTTCTTTGGTGTATATCTGCCTGTTTACTGATGCGCGGGCAGATACCAGCGACGAAATACCCGACGGCACCGATGACCGTCGCGGCTGGTGCGGTAATTCCTTCAGCGATTTTGAATGGGGCTCAAAGCTCTGGCTGATTGACCGTGAAAAGCTGACCGAAGAGGTCAGGCTCCGCGCGGAGAATTACGCCCGTCTGGCCATGCAGCCGTTATTACGTTACGGCTATGCGCGAAATGCGCAGGTCATTGCCACTATTCCCCGTATTAACTGGCTGGCATTAACCATTATTCTCACCCGCCCGGATAAAACCGAGTTAACCGTCGAAATAAAGAAACGCTGGGAGGCGGTAGAAAATGGCTACATTTAATGTCCCGACGCTCCGCCAGCTTATTCGTGCCGGTATTCAGGATTTAGAGATTGAACTCGACCAGGAATTACCGATTGTCGGCGTTGAACGCGCGTTAAATACCGCTTTCAGTGGCGCTTTACGCGACGTCTACGATTATCAGACGTGGATTAAAAACCAGATTATCCCGTCAGAGCAGTCCGCTGATGAAACCATTATTGATACCGCCCGCTACGAGGGCGTTATTCGTAAGGCTGCATCCTATGCCAGCGGACCGGTCGCCTTCACCGGCACCCGACCTCTGCCGCTCGATACGGAGATGCAGACGCAGGACGGCGTACGCTACCACGTCACCGCCACCAGTGACCCGTCAGCGGGCAAAATCACCGTCACCGTGCAGGCTGACGAGACGGGCCTCAGCGGCAACCTGACGGCGGGTGATGTCCTGACCCTCATTTCCCCGGTGGCCGGAGTGAACAGCGATGGCGTGGTGGCGGATGCCGGTATCTCCGGCGGCGCGGACGTCGAGTCTGTGGCCGAGCTGCTGACCCGTCTGCTGTACCGCAAGCGCAACCCGCCAACCGGCGGCGCGCTGCATGATTACGTTATCTGGGCCACCGAACTGCCGGGCATCAGCCGGGCATGGGCCTTTGACTGCTGGCACGGGCTGGGAACGGTGGGCCTTGCGTGGGTCTACGACCAGCGCACTGACATTATCCCGACCGGCACCGACCGTGAAGCCATGCAGCAATACCTGTTCCGCCATCAGGACCCGGCTACCGGGACATACGTCGGCAAGCCCGGCGGTATCGAGGTCTGGCCCATTCCCCTGACGCTCAAGCCGGTGCCGCTGATCATCCGCATCATTCCCGATACTGCGGCCATCCGTTCTGCGGTCACCCTGAGCCTGCAGGCGCTGTTCCGCTCGGTCTCGCCGGGCGACACGCTGCTGCTCTCCGCCATCCGCACGGCCATCGGTTCATCGACGGGCGTCACCGACTACGAGCTGGACCTCACCACCAATCAGGCCAGCGAGAACTATGAGCTGCTGACGCTGGGAGCAATCACATGGCGCATCGTGTAGAGGACTGGCAGGACGTCCTGCAGCAGCTGATGCCGCGCGGTAAAGCGTGGCCACGCGACCAGACGGCGGCGCTGACGTCACTGCTCCGGGGCTTCAGTTCCCGCCTGCAGCTGGCGGAGGCGAACGCGGATTTGCTGGTCACCGAGATGCGCCCGGAGACCACAGACTTACTGCTGGCTGACTGGGAGGACTATCTCGGCCTGCCGGACTGCAACGCCATCCCGGACGGCTTCGACCGTCGCCGCGATGCCGTCGTGGAGAAGTATCACCGAAAGGGCGGGCTGGCCACCTGGCAGATTGAGCAGGCCGTGAAGGATGCGCTGGGCTTCACCATTCAGGTGACCGAAATCCTGCCGCATCACGTCATGCGCGACATCATGTATCCGATTTATTCCCACAAATACCGCTACCTGCTGCAGGTGACGGTCACGGATATGCCGATGATCCGCTTTCGCAGTATCAGTAACGTCCTGACACCGTTAATCAGTTTGCAGGCGCAGATACTGGAATGTTTTTTACGTCGTTACCGGCTCGCTGGCCACGATTATGATTTTCTTTACGAGGTTTAATTATGTATCACCTGGATAATGCCTCTTCCGTTCCTGATATGCCCGCCATTAAGCCGGTATTATTTACCGAGCGCCGCTGGTTTACCGAAGGCGGTGACGGTATTCAGCCGAGTTATCCGGGCGCGGACTGGTTTAATGCTATTCAGGCGGAAATGCTGAATGTGCTGGCGCTGGCGAATATTACGCCGAATAAAAATGCACTGGACCAGTTTGCCCAGGCTATCCGTATTTTCTCCTCGGACTATATGCTGCCGCCGGGTATTCCGTTTGCGTGG